ATAAAATCAACAATCATGTCATCAAGTTTTAGCTCAATTGCTTCTAAAAGTGTTATTGAAGATGTATCATTGGATTACTTGTATCAATATGTAAATTCCAGAAAACAAATAAAAGAAAAAGGATTTAGATTAACGAGTGGAGACTCCAAATCTTACTATAAATTGAGACACAACTGCTTTAAGACTCTATTTTTAAATTTATTAGGATTCCCTTCTACTGAAGAAAAACCTTTTTTTGAGATGGGAATAGATTCAAAAAAGACTCCTGATTTCTTCCAACAATTTGGTCAATTTTGGGTTTTAATAGAGTTTACCGTTGTGAAAAATGCTGCAGCTGCAATAAAAAATAAAAAATCTAAAACTAAATATGACTATGAGATCGCTCTAATGACAGAAAAAAATTTGATTTGTTACTCTTTTTACCCAACATTTGTTTTATCTGAAACTGTTTCAACTTCATTAAATGATTTATTGAACTTAGCAGAATTACTAGAAATTGAATTTTTCGAAAATCCAGAGAGTTCATTATCAAAATTACATGAAGATTTGAATGGATTGGAGTTCAACATATCTGAATTTATGCCAGAATTATTATTAAATAATGAAGTTTCTACTACAATTAACTTTCGAGAGCCTAAAACTTTCAATGAAATCGATGATATTTTTCATAGAACCATAAGACAAGTTGGGGTAAAGAGAGAAAGGTCTCAAAATATTTTTAATAGGTTGAAGAAAAGTAATTTTCAACTTGAAAGACAGTTGAAACTTATTCGGTATAAAGCCAAATTTAAGATTATTTTGAATAGTAGAAACAACACAATTTACATAGACACAAGATCTGATGGAGCCACAAAAAATACTTTATTGACTATGGTTCAAAATTTATCTCTAGACTTGTTGAAATTTGTAGAGTTATCAGGTGATTTTGATGATAGTGATAATCCTTTTGAAGTTTTTGGTAAAACTGATGTGATATTAGAAGAGGAAAGAGATTTATTGAAAGAAAAGGATTTTGATACTGAAAATTATGAATCAAATTATTTTAGGAAATTGATGAAAATATCAAATGAAAAAGACACAAGCAAATTTAATTTATTAGCTGATAGTGTTCTGGAGACTCAGATAGAAGATGTAGAGCAGATTTACATGAAAAAACTCACAGATAAAAGATTGAGTTGTACAAACATTACTGTTTATAATAAAAACCCTTTCATATTCCCTATATCTTCTGGATTAATGCTAGGAAAATACTCAAAAATAACTATCACTACCGGAAAACCTATAACTGATTTACTTCTAAGCAAAATTAAAGAATTCAGTAATTTTGAGAAGGTTGTTGAAAGAAATTTGAAATATGATGAGATGAATGATCTATTGAATCAACAAAATAAATTGCAATTTAGATTATTGAAGAAACTGAATGAGGATCGAAAATTGCTGCGGAAATTAAGAGGAGTTTATAAATTGGAAAAACAAATTTTAGTTTGTGAGGAATCTGACATTTCAGTGGACGAAGAATTAAAGGAATTGTTGATACAATCTTCTGAAATAAAAAGCAAAATAAACAAATCAATTGATGAGCCTACAAGACAAAAATATAAAAATAGATTCACTATATCAAATTCCTATTATAAAAAACACTGGCCCACTGAAATGGAGCATTTCAACCAAAAGAAAGGAATGGTGAAGATTTGTGAAGAGTTTGACATGGGAGATTTAAAAAATAAATTCAACAACATTTTGGAATTTTTATTTACTGAGTTAAGTGAAAAGGTAAGTGATGATGTGTTTAGCAGTACTGAAGTTATGGGAGGTGAGTTTTCTAAAATTTGCGGTGAAATGTTAGAGTCAGTGAGTGAAGTAAAAGACAGGCTATTGAGAACAAATTTAATGCACAATCTCCTTTTCATTTCTAGGATTTGTTACTCTTTAATGTTTTATTCAAATATTAAATTGAATAAGGAGGATTTTATGTATGACAATTTAGGTTACACCAACTGTTTATTATTAGTCAAAGGTGGGAAGAAAATATTATCTACTAAAAAAACAAGACTTTTCTCATTGATATTTCCAATAGAAGAATCCATTTCGTGGATATATTCTTCCAAATACACTAAGATTGTAAAAGATTTAGATGGAAATCTTTTTTGTGTTCTTCCTTGGCAAACTTTTTTCTTCCCCAGTGTAAAAAAGGGTGTAGAACTGTTTTTTAGTTTTTCCAATTACTTTATCTCCTCTCAGATTGAAAGTGACATGAACTTTGAATTATACTGCAAATTTATATCTTGTAAGGTTTTAAACATGTTTTCTCAAAGAAGGAAAGTAGAAATTTGGTTTGGATCTTTTAGATATTTGTATCTCAACAGTCTTTCAACACACACAAGTGTGTTAGAATTAATAGATAGCATGGTTGATTATGACTATGACCCTTATTTTTATTTCCTTCAAAGGACTTTTGCATCTGATTATAAAAAAGTTTACAATTTTGCCAAAGAATTAAAAATATTTGATATTGTTACAGATGTAGTTTTTGATAATTTCGATCTATGTGCTGAAAAATTTGATGAAACAATTTTCATGACGATGGCACCTTTTGATAGAACTAATGAACATTTAAAGAATTTAAAGTCTGTTTTAGAAACACAACAATACTTTGTTAACAATTTTAGTTTAGATCCCTTGGAAATATTAGAACAAACTTCTGCAAGTTGTGAAGATGATGATTATTTTGAAAAAATCTTCGAAAATGATTTCATGTTTGATCCTAAATTAAATTTTTGTATTGGTAAGTATGCAGCTGTTTATCTAAACAGACTTGCTGGTAGGGAACAACTAGCACATGAATTTACAAAACTAATGCAAAATTCCTATACTGATATATCTACTAGTAAAGGCATGAGAGATGGTGAAGGGAATTTTTGGGGGCGGAAAGGGCATGATGTATTGTTCTCTAATGACAAAACGAAGAAAGAAGTTGAGGATTTTATGAAAAATATACCAGGAAGTAATAATGAATTCAACAATAGTATTGATAATCATGAGAAAACATTTCAGAATGTAATCGAAGAATTATCCAAGATAAATCTTGAGTTTGATATAAAAGATAAAAACCAGTGGAAAGGATCTAGAGAAATTTATGTTATGTCACAAAATACTAAATTATTGCAACAACCATTAGAAAAATTCTTTAAGTATTTATGTAATTGGACACCCAATGAATTGATTCATAAGAAAAGTCATATTAGACCCAAATTTATACATAGTCAAGTGTTTGAATTTGAGAGCGGTGAAGAGGAAAAGACTTACTGTACCTTAGATTGCAGGAAATGGGCACCCAGATCAAATCTTTGGAAATATTATTATTTTATATTAGGAATGCAAAATTATTTACCTAAGGAATTTTTGGATTATTTTTTAAACATTTGGCATTTAATGTTTTACAAGAAGATTAGAGTTCAAGAAAGATATGTCACAATTTTAAAAGGAAACAAAACAACAGAAAAATTAGCAGATCTCTTGGTTGAAAGAGATGATGGTGATTTTGAATTGAATATGCCTTATAGTTTTATGATGGGAATTTTTAATTATCTATCATCTTTGCTGCATGCTTTCACCCAATTATATTTCGATGACAAGATAGCAAGCAAACAAAATGCAAAATTTAGTTTGATAGCTCATAGTGATGATAGTGGTGGTGTTATTATGTCTGAATATTATGACAAGAATATAAAAATATTTAAACAATATGAAATGTTCCAAAAAGGTTGCAACCATTTATTGTCTAAAAAGAAATCATC